AGTTTACATTACCGTAAACCAGTTGACAAACCCCTCACCCACCAACATAATCCCCGAACATGGACCTGAGCCCATTCAACTACACCAAGTGGTCAGACCGTCTGGCATTCGACATGGCCCTGCTGCTGGAGGGCAGTGGCGAGGAGATGAGCGAGATGCTGAGCCGTCACCGGATCAGCCAAGACGAAATCCTCGTCTTCAGCAAGGACCCGGTTTTCCTCAAGAAGGTGGAGCATTACCGGGAGGAGGTCCGCGAAAAAGGACTGACGTTCCGTATGAAAGCTCGGGCACAGGCAGAGGAACTTCTTGTCACGTCTTGGACCCTGATCCACAGCCCGGATGTCTCAGCAGCAGTCAAGGCTGACCTGATCAAGCAGACGGTCAAGTGGGGCGGGCTGGAACCCAAGAACGACACGGAAGTCACCGCTGGCGGTGGCGTGCGGATTACCATCAACCTCAACCAACCTGTGGAAACCGAGGATACCTATTACGACCAGAACGTGATCGAGCACGATGAAGTCGTAGACGATGAACCTGCCTGACGCCATCCTTGACGCCTTTGGCGAAGACCCGGAAACGAGCCGCTACGTGGCAAGGGTCTATTCAGCATCGACTGCCCGCGAGATTGAGCGTACCCTTGCCGAGGCGGGGATCAGTTATCAGACACGGATTATCCGCTCGCGCAAGCGCGGGACCTACTACCAGATCGTTCTGCTGGAGGATGTCGATGACTAAGCGCCCTATTCCGGTCTACCACTTTGCACCCAAGGGTGATCTGTATCCCCACGTCTTCGATGCCACTGGTTCCTGCTGGTGCTGCCCGGATGTGGAGACCGACGACGATGACGACAAGATTATCACCCATCACGCCTATGACCGGCGCGAGGATTACGAGGACGGCTTGCGTAAGCCACACTGACACATGGCACTTGAGATAGATTACACACCGCCGCCTACCGGCAAGAAGTTCATGGAATGCGATGCGAAGATGCGCGTGCTCATGGGCCCTGTCGGCTCTGGTAAATCGGTTACCTGTTCGTTCGAGGTGATCCGCCGGGCCAGCTTGCAGAAACCAGACGCCAGTGGCCGCAGGCGCAGTCGCTGGGCCATCGTGCGTGAAACTGCGCGGCAGTTGCAGGATACGACCATCAAGACGTTCCTCGACTGGTTTCCGCCGGGGCCGTGCGGGCAGTTCATGCGTACGACGAAGACCTATCTGTTCAAGGTCGGGGATGTCGAGGCTGAGATTATGTTCCGCGCGTTGGATGATGCGGATGACGTAGCGAACCTGAACTCACTGGAACTTACGGGCGCGTGGTTCAACGAGTGCCGGGATATCGACCCGGCGATTGTCGATGCGATGTCCAAGCGTATCGGTCGTTTTCCCAGTGCCAAGGATGGCGGGCCGACGTGGTTCGGGATGTGGGGAGATACGAATCCGCCCACCATGGATACGTGGTGGTATTACCAGCTTGAGCATCTCGATCCCACGGATGGGGTGTCTCTCAACGACAATGGCTGGAATGTATTCAAGCAGCCGTCTGGGCGCAGTGTCTACGCCGAGAATATCGAGAACCTACCGGAGGGGTACTATGACACACAAGGTCGATCCGATGAGTATGTCCGTGTGTACATTGACGGCGAATATGGCCTTAGCCTCGCTGGTATGCCTGTCTACAAGTATTTCCGGCCTGACTACCATATGGCTGGCAACAGCCTCCGGGCTTTCACTGGCGGCACTCGACCTGTCGTCGTCGGTATGGACTTGGGGCTCACCCCGGCAGCGGTGATCGGGCAGCAAGACCCGCGCGGTCGCGCTCTGGTGATGGCTGAGTGTGTGAGCTACGACATGGGTATCCAGCGGTTTGTCCGGACGCTGCTGAAGCCGCTGCTGTATGAGCGGTTCTCGGGGTGCCCCGTGCTGGTCGTGGTTGATCCGGCAGGTACGGCTAGGGCCCAGACGGACGAGCGCAGTGCGGTCGATATCGTGAAGGCCGAGGGGTTGCGGGTTATTCCGGCGCGGACGAACGCCATCTCGGCGCGTATCTCGGCGGTGGATGACTACCTCATGCGGCAGGTTGATGGCGATCCGGCGTTTCTCGTGGACCCGTCATGCACGCATCTGAAGGCGGCGATGATGGGCGGATATCGGTACAAGCCCACGGGTGACAACGCTATCGACAAGAACAAGCACTCGCACGTAGCAGAAGCACTGCAATATCTTTGCCTGCATTTGAGCAACGCCAGCGGGGATTTTCTCTACCAGACGATCAAGCGCGACATTCGACCCGTCGTGTCGGCAGGGTGGACTTGACCGGAACGGACGTTTGGGATAGGGTAATTGTGCTGGGGGTGCGTATCCACCTGCCCTTGGTGACATTTCCCTCCCTGTTGGACTAGCCCCGGTAGTCACCGCTGCCGGGGATTTTTATGATGTTGCATCGCGCGTTTACTTGGTGTACCGTGCGGCAGACTGACCATAACCACAAGGGTTTAGCCGATGGCGACCGTTTCTCCTGCATTTAGTTTTGTTCAGGCGCAGTCTTCGAAAGTGCCTCGGACGGTGTGGGCTGCTATCGTCACGGGCGATACGATTGATCCGCTCATCGTTGCAGCGCAGGCTGCTGTGGCGGGTTGTGTCCAGATCGGCGGTACCTTCGGTGGTGCCACGGTTGGCTTGCAGGCGTCGAACGATGGTGTTACCTACTTCGACATCAAGGACTTGGGCGGCACGGTCATCAGCGCCACGTCGGCGGCGCTGTTCGAGTTCACCACTGCAGCGGTTTATCTCCGACCGGTTGTGACCAGCGGCTCGGCCAATTCCATTAACGTGACCATGGTCCTGCGGGGCTGACGTGCTGAACATTGTCCTCATCATGCGGCGGGTACGGAGGCAGACATCGGCTCTGCTGAACAACCTGCTGTCTGAGGACGGCGACGACCTGTTGCAAGAAGACGGCTCGTATATCCTGCTGGAGTAACCATGGCTGTCGTTCTTAAGAACAATACCTCAAGCTCGATTGTTGGGTCGCTTACAGCATCATCTACATCCGTAGCTGTATCTGCTGGCACTGGTGTTAACTTCCCTGCATTGAGTGCGGGGCAGTATTTTTATGCGACCCTTATTTCACCCACTGGTCTTTACGAAGTTGTAAAGTGTACTTCGCGTGTTAGCGATATCCTTACTATCGTTCGTGCGCAGGAAGGCACTACAGCCATTGCGTTTCCGGATGGAAGCCGAATTGATCTGCGGGTTACGGCCCAGTCCGTAATTGATGCCATTGCTGACCGCGTGGCACTGAAGGATCAGGCATCTGAGATCAGCTTTGTCCCGACAGGACCTATCACTGCGACCAATGTTCAGGACGCTATTGCTCAGGTTAGCACCCAAGGTGGCGCTGCGGCTGACGTAACAATTACCGATGTAGGTAATCGCTATGCAGCAACGAACGTAGAAACGGCGCTACAAGAGCTTCGTACGCCCAATATAGATAACTTTACCGGTAATGGTTCGACTGTTGCGTTTACCCTTACTTCGACGCTCGGTATCAAGAATATCACCAGTATCCACATCAACGGTGTGTATCAGAATAAGTCCACCTATACAGTGGCCGGTACAACCCTGACGTTTTCCGAAGCACCGCCGCTTAACTCAGTTATCGAAGTCCTTGTGAGGTAACATGAAGGGTAAGAACTGGATTGCTGGTGCCATCAAGAAGCCGGGTGCTCTTCGTGCTCAGCTTGGCACGCCCAAGGGCAAGAACATCCCCGCCAAGACACTGGCTGCGGCTGCCAAGAAGGGCGGTAAGATGGGTCAGCGTGCCCGCCTCGCTCAGACACTCAAGGGCTTCAATAAGTGAAGAAATCCGCTCAATCCAAAGTTAACGCTGCTGGGAACTACACCAAGCCCGGTATGCGCAAGACGCTGTTCGAGAAGATCAAGGCAGCTCCGGTGCAGGGCACCAAGGCAGGGCAGTGGTCCGCCCGTAAAGCACAGCTTCTGGCCAAGCAGTACAAGTCCAAGGGCGGGGGCTACACGTCATGAAGCCTTCGCAGCAGTCTCTGAAGGCATGGACCGCGCAGAAATGGCGCACGAAGTCCGGCAAGCCGTCTTCCAAGACGGGTGAGCGATACCTGCCGGAAGCGGCTATCAAGGCTTTGTCTCCGTCAGAATATGCTGCTACAACTAGGGCCAAGCGTTCTGGCAAGGCCAAGGGTAAACAGTTCGTGCCTCAACCGGCGACCATCGCCAAGAAAATCTCAAGATTTCGATAGGATAGATTATGGCAAATAACGTATCCAGAATGTCCAGCAGAAGCCCTCGCGCAAACACTACGATGACTAGTCGCGGTAGCGTTAAGTCTTTTGGTTCTAAGCCCGACAGCTCTTATAAGGGGCTGCTACGTACGCTTGAATCCGCGCGCAAGCCCGCTAACACAAATGTCCGACCCAAACTCGATGTTACTGATCCTGAGTTTTCATCAAAGCCAAGCAATGCAAACAAACCGCCTAAAGGGTGGACGATAAACTCCGGTAAATACGCTTATGGGCCTAAAGCTCCCTCGATGGCTTCAAAGGTTGCCAATGCTGCCAAAACTGTTGCTGGGGGTGTTGCTCGCGGTGCGCTGCGAGCCGCCGGTCCGGTTGGCGCTTTGGTAGGTATGACCACACCTACTGGCGATGGATTTGAAGCAAAGCCATCAGGCCCGCTCATGGCCGGAAATTCAAAGGGTAAAGGCCCCGGCGGCGGTTCGCTCAGCGCACCTAACCGCACAGCGCCATCTCGACCGGGCAAGATTTCTGTGACTGGTGGGCGAGGTGTCACCGCGTTTGGCGGGTCGTATGGTTCAGCCCCCAAGGTCGCAGGCGGTAAAGGTGACTTGCAATCAGCCAGCCGCCCCAATAGCGGCCCGTCTCGTTCAGGCGGATCGGGCAATAGCAAGGGACCAGCAGGCCCGCTCGGTGCTAACAGTGGTCCGTCACGTTCGGGTGGATCGAGCAACAGCAGAGGTCCTGCCGGTCCGAATGGCCCCAATAGCGGCCCGTCTCGTTCAGGCGGATCGAGCAACAAAGGCCCCGCCGGTCCGCTTGGGGCTAACAGTGGTCCGTCGCGCTCCACGACAAGCAGCAAAGGACCTTCTAGCGGTCCAACTTCGGCACCTGCCCGCACAGAACCATCTAAAGTTAACCCCGGAACTAGCCGCTTCTAAGAAAGGGACGTACCATGGCCAAGAAGCCGATGCCGAAGTTCACTCCCTGCTCCAAGTGCCCCAATCCGGGCAAGTGCAAGGCCATGGGCCGCTGCATGGCCAAGGGTAAGAAGTAATGGCCAAGACCCCGGCTTGGCAACGTAAGGTAGGGCAGAACCCCAAAGGCGGGTTGAATGCTGCTGGCCGTGCGTCTGCCAAAGCACAGGGGATGAACCTCAAGGCACCCGTCAAAGGTACGCCTACGGGGCCTGAGCAGATGCGACGTAAGGGTTCGTTCCTTACGCGTATGGGGGGCTCACCGGGGCCTGAGCGTGATGCCAAGGGGCAGCCGACGCGGTTGCTCTTGAGTTTGCAGGCGTGGGGTGCTTCATCCAAAGCAGATGCCAAGAGTAAAGGGCGGGCATTGCTTGATCGTTATGCCGCTAAAAAGCAGGGTCCAAAGTAAATGACCGTAATTCTTACCAACAACGTTTCCACCACCCTAGCAGCCGATATCACGGCCAGCAGTGTTTCGCTGACGGTGACGGACGGTAACCGTTTTCCGACTCCGACTTCTGGGCAATATTTTTACGCTACTCTGGTAGCACCCACTGGCGCGCTGGAGATTGTCAAAGTAGCTTCTCGCGTTGGGAACGTGCTCAGCATCGCACGCGCGCAGGAGGGCACGGCAGCACAAGCATTCCCGTCCGGAGCCCGCATCGACATGCGGGTCACGGCGCAGTCGATCTATGATGCTGTCGATGATGGCGCAGCCCAAGTCGTGGTTGATATCACCACCGAACTCGATGCTTTGGAAGCCGAAGACGTTGCAATTAACGGGCGTGTTGATGCGCTTGATGCACGTACGGATGCACTTGAGGCGGCTGACTTAGCTTTGTACGCCCCCGCCGGATCGAATTTGGTAGGCTTCTTTCAGTCTGGTACAGGCGCTGCAATACGCACAGTTCAGGCTAAGCTTCGTGAAACTGTCTCCGTCAAAGATTTTGGCGCGATTGGCAATGGTACTGATGATGATACAGATGCTTTTCAGGCAGCACTTGATGCCGAAGTTCCACTGTATATCCCTGATGGCGAATACTTAATTACCACTGGATTGCAACTTCCTTACGGGGCTAATTTGCAAGGTTCAGGTGGGGTAGCACAGTATTCAAACAGCCGTTGCAAAATTAAGTTTAGACCGACAACGCCAAGTCGCCTATTTGCATGGAAAACTGCTCCGTCTAGCTATGTTTTTAAGGGCGCAACAATTAAGGGATTTTGCGTCAACGGTAATGGAACAAACACAGTTTACTGTCTAGACCTACCCTATCTCTATAATGGTGATATTGACTTCTTTGCTTATGGCGGAATTAGTCGTTGGGTCCGTATAGAAACATGGATTGACTGCAGACTTAGTGGCGGTGTTCAGGGCTTCTCTGTATGCGGTGTTGAGTGTAGCAATCTCTTGGGAACGGGAAGTGGCGTATCTACGACTACTGTTATTGATGCTTATATTTCCTATGGTCCAATTGCCTATCTAATGTACGATTTCGCTCTGTTTGGTATCAGGATTGTTGGCACCGTCGAAAGTGTCGATAGCGTAGCAATTGCCGAAAAAGCAAATAGCGTCGAGTTTGACATTTATATGGAGAATGTCCCTCGTACAGATGCAGGATATGCATTCCGTTGGGGTAGAACAGGAACGGTTGGTGCTTTCTACCAATCTGATCTTACAATCAATCTTCGTCCGGGGATGGGCTATTCGGGAGGCATTCCGGCAAACACCAAGCTACTTGATCTAGGTGATGTTCGGCAATGTACTTTGTCTGGTTATCTTGCCAATACCCGTTCTATTCTTTCTACAACCAGTGGAACTAGGTCTGTTGTCATTGCCGGATTGAGTACCCAGAGCGTTGCACGATTTGCAGAGAGTGCTAGTGATATTGATCCAGCAACACAGATTACTATCACCGGACTTTTCGCACCTGATCTAGTGTTCCCCGGCGACGGTTTCTATTCTGATTGTTCACTTGCTGGTGATGATCTTGAATTGTTCAGCCGCGCTCGCGATACGGTAACAAACCGTAAGCTTTTTACAGATAACTGGTGGGCAAACAAGTTGGTCCACCGTGACAAATGGGGAAACTTCTCAAACGCTATTCCAATGCTAAGAACCAGTGCTACAAGCGGCTGGACATTCAACGGGGCTAGACTTACTCCCGGTGAAATTGTTGTCCATACCGTATCGCAAACGGGTGATATAGCACTGTGGTGGTCGCAGCGTCATAGCAAGGATACTGGTAACAGTTACGCAGCATGTTCTACAGTTAGTGGTAGCGCAACGCTTACACGCGCTAGCGGCTTCTTTCCAACCGAAGTTGGTGATTGGGTGACTGTTTCTGCTGGTTATGCGTCTGCTACAGAACAAAGGCGCGTAGTCTCACGCGCGGCAGATTACAGCACAATCACATTGGATAGCAATGCTACTTCGACAGTAAGCGGAACCGTTACAGTTGCTACTGAAGCGCATCAGCTTGTCCCTGCTGCTTTTCAGGGTTTTCGACAGGCTGCTGTATCACCTATCGGTGTAGTAACACCATTCTTTGTTGGCCAAGAGTATTTAGATACTGCCGCCAATAACTGGTATAAATCAACTGGGCTTACGACTGCCGATTGGAAACTCATCGGCTAAGGAGGCTGGTCAATGATAACTCCCGCATACAGCCCAACTGCAACTGAACGAGTTCTTCCGCGTTTAGCGTTGGACTTTACAACTGCATCTTTAGACAGCCGTGTAACTATAACCCGTGCGCTCAACACAGCTACTCGTGTTAATAGCAGCGGATATATTGAAACGGTTAACGCTAACCTTCCTAGATTTGACTACGATCCTATAACTCTTGCACCAAAAGGCTTGCTGATTGAGTTAACGCGGGCAAATTTGCTTATCCGGTCGGCTGAATTTGATAATGCTGGTGTTTGGTTTTTAGACGCAGCTACGGTTAGTCCAAACGTATCAACGGAAACAGCGCCAGATGGAACAACATCAGCCGATAAACTGGTTGAGAACTTAGCAACGTCAGCTCACGATATCTACCAAGCTGTAGGCACTAGTCAGCCTATTGGTACTTATACATATTCAATGTATGTTAAAGCATCCGGACGTACTAAGTTCAGACTTCAACAGTCAGCATCTACCTCTTATGCCGTTTTGTTTGACTTAACGGCTTTGACTGCTACTACAGTTGTTGGTGGTGCAACTGGTGTAGTAACGCCTGCTGGAAATAATTGGTATCGTTGTAGCATGACTTATACAACGGTCTCGGCCTTTGCGCCCTTGCTCGTCTTGTTTTTAGCAAATGCTGCGGGTTCCGTCTCGTATCAAGGAGATGGAACGTCTGGCGTATTCATGTGGGGTGCCCAGCTTGAAGCAGGTGCATTTGCCACCAGTTACATTCCGACGACGACCACAAGCCTGACAAGAAACGCCGATGATGTGAATATGACGGGTACCAACTTCAGCGATTGGTATAACGCCAGCGAAGGTACGATTTCGTTTGAAGGGTCTATTTTTGTAGATCAAGGTTCTACAACTGTAAACTTCACCCAAATGTCTAACGGCGTATCTAACGCTGTTAGTATTGATTTAATTATGTTTACGGCTGCCGCGCCTGCTCTTCAGGTAAGTAACAGCGGTACGCAATGCTCTATAGATACCGGAGCTCTTACATTAAACACTGTGTTTAAGATGGTCGGAGCATATAAAGCTAATAGCTTTGTTGCCGCCTTGAACGGAGGCACACCCGGTACAGATAGCACTGGTACTATCCCTACAGTGTCACAGATGGGAATTGGTAATAGGTTAAGTGGCCCGTACATGAATGGCCACGCACGTAAAATTCAATATTGGCCGCAGCGTCTTTTGAACGCTGAAGTTCAAGCGTTCTCAAAGTGAGGTTAACATGGGCTTGACCAAAGCTACCTACTCTATGATTTCCGGCGCTTACCTTAATATTTTGGATTACGGCGCGAAGGGAAACGGCGCAGATAACGACACATCTGCGATGAACGCGGCTATTGCTGCTGCGGTAGCACAAAGAAAGACTTTGTTTATTCCTGCTGGTACATATCTGCTAACGTCAAATATCACGGTTCCTACACCAGCAAATTCCCAATATGGGTTTTCTATCGTAGGTGAAGGGAAGCATAACGGATCAATACTGCAGTTTTCAGGTGCCTCTGTTACGACAGGTCTTACCTTTTCGTCAGGAATAGGGGTCTACCAATATTGGGGTACGATTGCTGAACTTCAGATTAATTGTGTATCGGGCGCTAAACGTGGCATATCTATTAATTACGCTCACGCGCCCAATATCAGAGACTGCCAGTTTAATGGTGCGACCGAATATGGTTTGGTGATTGCTAATTCTAACCAACCAGTCGTAAGCGGATGTTTGTTTAAGAATAACGGGTCAAGCGGCACTGCCCAAGTGTGGCTGGACTATGCTACAGCATTTTCATTCAAAGAAAACTATATCGCTTCTGGCGGTGTTGGTGCTGTATCAGGCTTGGATATAGACCGCTGCCCCACTGGGACTGTCCTTGGCGGCGCAATTGAAAGCACAGGCATACCAATCCGCATTGGTGAAGCAGCCGGAAGTACCTATGCGTGTTTGGACATTAAACTTGACGGTATTAACATAGAAAATCCGTCGACTTGTTACGTTCGTGCAGGCTATGGATGGACAGGAACAGCAAGCCTCGGCGTTGTATCTCTTTTTATTACAAATTGCCGTGGTTATCCATCAGGAGGTTCTGCAACAATTGGCGTAGACCTAAAAAATACATTTGCCACTCAGATTATGAGCTGTAACTTTGGTCTTAATGCTGGTTCTACTGCAGTTGTAAACCTAAGCGGAACAACAAATGTCGGCGCAGTTATAAATCAGTCTCGTACGTCCTTTGGCAATTCGATCCCTTACGTGAGGTTAAATAGTGCTGTTGTAGCAGACGCTACGCCGTTGACTGATTGGTTTCAAACTACCAGCAATGAAAGCATTTTAAGTGTTACCCGCTCGGCTACAACGTCTACCTTGGACAACAATATTCTTGTGGCGCAAGGTGGTCTGTATAACTCAATTTTTGTGTTGAACGCCGCGCCTACCACTATCAACCGGACGGCCAACGTCCCGCGAATACTCGGAACTAAACTTACCATTACGGCTGGCGACGCCAACACCACACTGGCGCATCTTGGCGGCGGCGGAACCGGGCAGTTTTTGCTGACCGGCGGCGTCAACCTCGCCTTGGTTACGAACCGCGCGTACACGTTCTCCTACAATTCCAGCACGGGTAACTGGTCGCAAATCTAACCCTTTTGACTACCGTAACAAATCGTGCTGCACAGGCCAATTTAGAGGACAAGTAAATGCCTGATAAAAAAATCTCTCAGTTGACTGCTGTAACAACGCCGCTGGCGCTTACGGAAGAGCTTCCTGCTGTTCAGAGCAGCACCACGAAGAAGGTAACGGTTCAGCAGTTGCTGACCGGTGTCATCGTGACTGAAAGCGGTACGACCCGTACTCTGTCGGCTACTGACAACGGCAAGATCATCTACTGCACCAGTGGTTCTGCTGTAACCATCAACTGTGCGGCAGGGCTCGGGGCCGGGTTTAACTGCACCATTCTTCAGGGCGGCGCAGGTAAAGTTACTGTTGCAGCGAACAGCCAGACCTTGGTATCATATTCCAGTCTGTTCAGTACGATGGGTCAGTATGCGGTTATTTCGCTGATCTGCCCCGTGGCGAATACGTTTGTAGCTGCTGGTAATCTTGGTGTCTAAATAGAGGTTAGGATCGTGACGGCTGAAGCATGGCACCTTGATAAGAAAGTACCCGTCACCATCATCGTAGCTTTGGTGCTGCAGACACTCGGGATTATCTATGTCGGTACGGCATGGAAGACTGAAGTCGATTTCAGGATCAGCACCCTTGAGCGGCTGAACGAGGACAGCAAGTCACAGGAAGGCCGAATTATCGCAGTAGAACAACAGCTTAACTACATAACCGACTCCTTGAAGCGGATTGAAGCTAAGCTAGAGAGCGCAACAGCCAATGGCCAGAAGTAAGACCAACTGGATCGTCATCCACTGCAGCGCAACGCGCGGGTCGCAGAACTTCACGGCGGCTGACATTCGCCGCTGGCATCTCGACAAGGGCTGGAAGGACATCGGCTATCACTACGTGATCCGCCGCGATGGCATGATTGAGACAGGTCGTCCCGTTGGCGATATTGGCTCTCATGTTCAGGGCCATAACGCTGATAGCGTCGGCATCTGTATGGTCGGCGGCATTGATGACAAGACGTGGAAGCCAGCAGACAACTTCACGCCAGCACAGTGGAAGTCTTTACAATCGCTTGTTGCCAAACTCACAAAAATGTACCCTACTGCCAAAGTTCTTGGGCACCGTGATTTTCCGGGTGTTCAGAAAGCCTGCCCGTCCTTCGCGGCCAAAGTCTGGGCCAAGAAGAATGGGTTCCCAGTGTAAAGAAAGGACAACCTTATGTTTACGTCAATCGACAAGGCGCTGATCGCCGCCATCATGGGCATCCTGTTTATCGTGCAGACCTACTCCGGTATTAACCTTGCGTGGCTGAGCCACGATACGGTGGCCACCATCATCGGTCTGCTTACCCCCGTGCTGGTCTGGGCGGTGCCGAATAAGAAACCTGCTTGATGACATGGCAGGAAGCTGTAGCGACCGTTATTATACTCCTCGGCCTTGGAGCCGGGGTGTATATGGTCGCACAGCGCCCTGCCTTTTGGATCGAATTTGGCTCTCGGTCTTTAACGGTATTATGGCCACATATACTAAAATATGTTACTAGGCGTATGTCGCCAGAAGATGAACAGAGAATGCAGGAGTGTCACAGGCGCGGTGGCGAATGGGATAACTTCCGCAAGAAATGCAGGTACAAATAAATGGCCGGTCTTACACTTCTCCGCGTTGTGAGTGGCGACGAACTTGCCAAGCAGGAGCGCGCTCAGCTTCAGGCTGAGATGGAAGCGCGTCAGCAGAACCCGATTATTCTGGGTTTGGCGGCTCATCTGCGTACCTGCTGGGACGCCGCCCGCATGGCAAAAGACCCCATCAACGACATCATGCTCAAGGCCTTGCGCCAGCGAAACGGCGAATATGAACCCGTGAAGCTGAATGCTATCCGCGCACAAGGTGGCTCAGAAGTTTATATGATGCTCACCGAAATCAAGTGCCGCGCCGCCGAAAGCTGGCTGCGTGATATCCTGATGGATAATGGTACGCCCCCGTGGGATATGCAGCCGACGCCCGAGCCCGACCTGTCGCCCGTCCAGATGGACGAACTAAAGCAGGCGTTTGCCGAACAGGTAATGGTCACCATTCAGCAGACGGGTCAGGCCCCCACCCGCAACGACATGTTGGAATTGAAGGAAGTCGTCGCCCAGCAGTTCCGCTTCAAGGTCCTGCAGGCGGCGCAGAACCGCGCTGACAAGATGAAAATCCGCATCGAGGACCAACTTGCACAGGGCGGCTGGGCAGATGCGTTTAACGAGTTCCTGACTGATCTAGTGACGTTCCCCTGCGCCTTCCTCAAGGGCCCGATTGTCCGCCGCCAGCGTTTTCTGAAGTGGGTATCTGATCCTAACGGGCGCACCGCCGTGGAACAGGGCGAGCGTATCGCTCCCGAGTTTGAGCGTGTCAGCCCGTTCAATATCTATATCGAACCGGGCATTACCCGGATCAACGACGGTTATCTGTTCGAGCACCACGAGCTTCCCCGACAGGCTCTGGCTGATCTGATTGGCATTCCGGGCTATGACGACCAAGCTATCCGTCAGGCACTGAATAATGGGCCTGAGGCTGCGTTTGTTTTTGAGCCGACCGAGTACGCTCGTGAGGAAGAGGAACGCAAGTTCTACACCGAAATGCGCCCGACCGATGTGTTCGACGCGCTGGAGTTCTGGGGCAAGGTGTCCGGTAAGATGCTCCGTGAATGGGGCATGACGGAAGCCGAGGTGCCTGACGAAGCCAAGGAATACGACGCGAACGTCTGGATGGTCGGCACTCTGGTGATCAAGGCGGTGCTGAACTACGACCCGCTGGGCGAGAAGCCTTACGCCAAGACTTCGTTCATCAAGACGCCGGGGTCGTTCTGGGGTCGTGCTATCCCTGAGATCATCGAAGACCTCCAGAACATCTGCAACGCGGCTGCCCGCGCACTGGTTAACAACATGGGCATCGCATCCGGCCCGCAGGTCGAAGTGAACCTTGAGCGTATCCCGCCGAACGAGGACATCACTCAGATGCACCCGTGGAAAATCTGGCAGGTTCTCAATGACCCGCTGGGTTCTTCCGCACCCGCTGTCCGGTTCAACCAGCCGAACGACAACTCGTCTACCCTGATGGCTGTCTATGAGCGGTTCAGCCGCTTGGCTGATGACCACTCTGGTATTCCTTCGTATATCTACGGAGACACCGATGTGCAGGGCGCTGGTCGCACCGCGTCTGGTCTGTCCATGCTGATGGGCTCCGCCGGTAAGGGTATCCGACAGGTCGTCATGCATATTGACCACGATGTTGTGAAGCCGATCATCCAGCGGCAGTTTGTTTACAACATGCGTTATGATGATGACGAGAGCATCAAGGGTGACGCGCAGGTCGTGCCGCGCGGTGCTGTCAATCTTGCCGTTAAGGAAACCACGAACGTCCGTCGTGTTGAGTTCCTGAATGCCACGGCCAACGAGATTGATATGGGTATCATGGGTCCGGATGGACGCGCTGCCATTCTGCGCGAAATCGCCAAGGGACTGCAGATGCCGGTTGATGAAGTCGTTCCTTCGCGTGAAAACTTGGCTACCAAGAAGCGTGCCATGGAGCAGCAAGCTGCACTGTCTATGCAGGCTCAGCCTCCGGGGCAGGCCCCTGCCGCACAGAATATGGACGTTGGCGGTACCCCCGCTGGCGGCACGAATATCGTTTCTAATCAGCAGACTGGCCGATGATACGTCCGCAACCAGAACTGGTTGGGATGCTTGCCCGCATGGCTTCTCACTACCCAGAGGTAGCGAAGTGGCTGAACGAGTGGCGGCAGCATGAGCTTGAGCAATTACCCAATGTATCTGCTGCGGTTGTCGCTACAGCCCAAGGCAGATGCCAAGTATTGACAGAGTTGTGCAAACTTGTTAATAATTCTCGTGATTTGACCGCACAATCGAAGAACCGATAGCGGCAGACACTGGCACGCATACCGAGAGGAGCGTTTGTAATGGCCCTACCCGAGCAGCTACGTAAGCAGACCGAGGCTATCACCAAGTTGTACGCCGAGATGCACGCCGACGAACAGCCGCCTGCTGATCAGCAGGAAGGCGCGGGCGCGCCCGAAGCCACATCTGAAGAAGCCAACGGTGCTAGTAAGACTGCACCTGAAGCCGCGTCTAACGAGCAAGGACGACCGGCTACCACCGCAGACGATACTGCTGAACAGCGTTATCGTACCCTTCAGGGTATGTATAATGCCGACACCGCCCGACTTCGGGGGGAAAAGCAGGAACTCACCGCACGGGTTGAACAGCTTGAAAAGCTGCTTTCGTCCCTTTCGTCTCAATCTGCACAGGCAGCGCCTGCCCAGTCTAAGCTCATCACCGATAAAGATATTGAGGAGTATGGGGACTCTATCGAAGTCATGCGCCGCGTGACCAAGGAAGAGACATCGTACTATCAGCAGAAGATCGCTGATCTGGAGAATACCATGCGTAATCTTCAGGTAAGCGTTGTTCCGCGTGTCGAGCAGGTCGCACAGCGACAGGCTCAGTCGGTTGAGCAGGCATTCTGGGCTGATCTGTCAGCGGTTGTTCCGAATTGGCGTGATATCAACCAGAGCAAAGACTTCCACTCTTGGCTCCTTGAGGTCGATCCGCTGACGGGTGTTACCCGCCAGTCTCACCTTGAGAATGCCCAGCGTAGTCTGGATGCTCGTCGTGTTGCTGCGTTCTTCTCTGCATGGCAGGGGAATACAGGCCACAGCATTGCTCAAGAACCTCGGGACGCTGCAAAGTCTCAGCTAGAGAAACAGGTTGCCCCCGGACGTAGCCGCAACGCGGCTGCACCCGTTGGTGACAGACCCAAAACGTACTCGCCTTCGGAGATTTCAAAGTTCTTCGATGATGTACGCAAGGGCGTTTACAAAGGCCGTGAGACCGAGCGCGACCGTATTGAACGCGATATCTTCTCCGCACAGCGGGAAAATCGCATTGTCGCTAATGGTTAAACGGAGCACATAAATGGCGTTTCCTGTCGCACCCGGACGCCCGAATTATTCCGGCAACTTCATTCCGGAAATCTGGTCGGGCAAGCTCATCGAGAACTTCTACGATGCCACTGTTCTCGCGGCTATTTCTAACACGGACTACGAAGGCGAAATCAAGGGTCAGGGCGATACGGTCAACATCCGTACGCAGCCCAACATCACGATCCGTGATTACGTCAAGGGTCAGAACCTTGTCGTGGAGAACCCCGACAAGCCGAAGCTGCAGCTTCTCATCGACAAGGGCGAGTATTTCGCTTGCGTCGAAGACGACATCGACAAGGTGCAGTCGGACATCAACCTCATGGACACGTGGTCCAAGGATGCGTCCGAGCAGATGAAAGTCAAGATCGATCAGCGCGTTCTGACCGACATGCTGCCCGACATCTCTGCCCAGAATAAGGGTGCGACCGCTGGTCGTATCTCGGCTGCGTTCAACCTCGGTACTTCCGTGTCTCCTCTCACTGTCACCAAGGATGGTGCTGGTGCGACGACCCCGGTGACCGATCTGATCGTTGACATGGGTACCGTGCTCGATGAGAATAACTGCCCTGAGAGCGGTCGCTTCCTCGTGATCCCGGCCCGCATGGCTGGTCTCATCAAGAAGTCCGAACTCAAGGACGCTTCTCTGTCTGGCGACAGCCAGTCGATCATGCGTAACGGTCGCCTTGGTATGATCGACCGTTTCACGGTCTATGTCAGCCACAATCTCAACGTGTCTTCCGGCAAGTTCAGCATCATCGCTGGTACCAAGATGGGCCTCACCTTCGCATCGCAGATGACGGAGATGGAGAGCATCCGCGCGGAAAGCACTTTTGGTGACATCATTCGCGGTCTTCAGGTTTACGGCTATAAGGTCGTTAAGCCGGAAGCACTGTCGATGGCTGTCGTGCAGTTCTAAGGAGACCTGAATAATGGTTGCATATACTGACAGCCTCGGCATTAATAAGGGTTCTGTCGCCCTTGCCTCCTCGTACACCAATCACTTCAATGTGATGGACTACACCATCGACTTTGCCAAGATCGCTGCCGCGCGTACGGCTGCCGGTGCTACCGCACTGGCTGCTACCGACACGCTCGTGCTTGCGACCCTGCCAAAGGGTTCCATGATCCTCGGTGGTATGGTCAAGTTGCTAAAGGCCGAAGGTGCTACTGCCACCATCGACCTCGGCATCACGGGTTCGCTCACGCTGTTTGCCAGCAATTTCGACTGCAACACCACGCTGAATACCATCGTTGCTGCTACTACGGCGGCTGCGCTCACCGCTGACACCAACGTGGTGATGACGGTTGACTCCAATAGTATGGATGTGTGCCGTGTGCTCCTGTCCATCGTCGTGGTGGATGTCATGGCCAACCCCGGTTCGATCCCCAACGCAACGTAATTGGCGGGGGCGCAAGCCCCCTCCTTTCATAGGAGAGAGAACTCATGGGTGTTTATACTGGCATTGCTCAGGATAACGTAACCATTACCAGTGGTAATGCCGTTCTCCAGAGTGTGCGTGTTACCAACAATGCCCCGCCTGCAATCAAGACGGCTTCGTTTACGCTTGGCGCGAACGAAAACTTCGTGATTGTGCAGGGCGCGGCTGCCAACGTGACTGTTACGCTTCCGGCTGCTTCGTCTGCTCCGGGTCGTGTCGTCACCATCAAGAACCTGTCGGGTACCTATACGGTGATCTCGGCTTCGTCCAACGTGAAGCCTGCTAACTCTGATACTGCCGGTACGGCTATTCTCGCCGCTACCGCCGGTGCTTGGGCCATGCTGGTTAGCGATGGCACGAACTGGGTCATTATGGCCTCGTAATAGTAGGGGGCCCCGGCCCCCTACCTTCTTATTCAAGAGGGATACATGCCGACATCACTTACAGGCTCCAAGGTACGCGATACGTACGGGCAGCTTCTGCATCTTGATGGCGGTGTGGCCGCTACCGAAAAGCCAGTGCGTACCGGTGACGGTATTGCTACCGCACTAAATGTCGGGAATGGCTCTATTTCTATCGGTAACGTCCGTCTTACCGGTAACTCTATTGCCCCCATTACCCCCGCAAGTGGGCTGGCTATTTCCACCCCAACGATTACCGGCGGCTCGATCACTGGTATTACTGATCTTGCTGTTGTCGATGGCGGCACTGGTGCTTCTGATGCTGCCACTGCACGCACCAATCTTGGCCTAGCTATCGGCACAAACGTGCAGGCTTATGATGCCACGCTTCAATCTCTGGCTGCTCTCGGCACGGCTGCCGACAAGTACGCTTATACGACTGGCGTAGATACTTGGGCTGAAGGCACTATCACTGCCGCTGGCCGCGCCATTCTGGATGACGCCGATGCTGCAGCGCAGCGTACGACACTCGGCCTCGGAACCATTGCCACGCAGGATGCCAGCAACGTCGCAATTACAGGCGGCTCTGTTTCGTTCGGTGTACTGTCTGGCCGTGCGTTTGGTTCATTCTCTGACATTACTGATCAGACCGGTAGCACGACTACGCCGACTGCGGTCAAGTTCGGCACCAACGAAATTAACGGCAATGGAGTTTCTATCGTCACGGATGGTACGAACCTGACGCGCATTACCTTTGCTGCCGCTGGGACCTACATGGTTGCACCTAACCTGCAATTTGCCAACTCAGATAACTCTGACCATGATGTAATCATATGGCTACGCAAGAACGGTACTGATATTGCCCGCTCCGCTACGCGTGTCACGGTCCCAAAATCCACTGATGGCGGCGCTATATTTTTTCAGATCGTATTCTACGATACTGTCACTGCCGGTCAGTACATCGAAGTAATGTGGCTTCCTGAGAACGTAGCCGTCACGATTGACCATACAGCGGCGGTTACGGGCCCGCCTGCTATCCCCGCCACTCCGTCTGCCATTGTCGTGGCGGATCGGATCGCGTAACCATTAGGAGATAGGAACAGTGGCCAATAGAATTCCGCGTCCCGGTGGCGAATTACCTACATACATGATTGGCAAGCCAAAAAGGGGCCCTGCAATCAAGCAGTCTCTTCAGCGTACATTCGATGCTACAATGAATGCTGGTTATACGCTCGGCGGCGCAACCGTTAAGGACGGCCAGATAATGACACGCCGTCCGATAACTAAGCAGACCATCCGCAAGCGCCCCGTTGGGCCGACGCGATAAATAATCACACTGATTATAGGAGACACATACAATGGCCGGAAATTCTACCAGAGGAAAGTCACCGGGCTCGGGTTATCAGGGCGCAGGCGCTAAGACTGATTATTCGTCGCGCGCACGCAATAGCTATGGTACGGAGATGACGCGCAGTCAGAAGACTGATTACGCGCCAAATGCGCGTGATAGTTACGCTACGACTATTTCGCGTAATATGAACGTGAACGCTCCCACCAAGAATGTCCCGCGCACTTATGCGCCGACAGCTAAGCCCAAAACTCGTGGTATCGGGTCTATTTTCGCGCCCCCGCCTGCCGCTGTTACGCCTCCGGCCAAGAAGGCCCCGTCCAAAAAGGCTCCGGCCAAGAAGCCGCCTGCCGCCGCTAAGCCTATCACTCGCGGGTCTACGACACCGACCAGAGTTACGCAGCCCACTCGCATGGCCATCAACCCGCGCACCGGCGATACCACCGGCTTCACGACGGGCAAGACGACGGGCACCAGCGTGTCCAAGCCCGGCGTTGCGGGCAAGACCGAACGAACGGCTTACGGTGCCATGATGGCTAACGCGGAGCGCCGCTTTGGCGAGGCTGGTCCTACGGGCGGCGGGGGTGGTCGTATAGGTGGCGGCACCAGCCCCAGCCGTTCAAGCGGCGGCGGTACCTTGGGTGGTGCCCGTGGTCGTATTGGTGAAGAACCCGGTTCAAAGAAGTAGTGACATCATGAAGCTCTGGCTCCAGCACGTCGAGGATGGATCGCTGTATGACTGGCATGAAATCCTCGTTAAGCATCACAAGCTCCGCGTTGTTACAGACGAAGAGCTATTCCCTGAGAAGTACGCTTCGCCGCAGATCATCGCCAAGATGGAAGAGATCAAGGCAAAGCATACGGAACAGCTTGGGCTCTTCACGGATATGATCCCTGAGGAACCCGCCCCCGTGGCGAACGAAGAACTGAACGCTGAAGTTACTGTCCGTACGAGGAAGCGTCACAAGTGACACCCGCTGATATCATAGTCGAGTGCCGTCGATTGCTGAATGACACGTCTATACCGTATCGTTATAGCGATGCGATGTTGCTCGGCTATGTTAATCAGACACTTAAGCGTACTGCTGTCCTTCGCCCTGACTTGTTCGGGGCAACTGGCGATATCACTGTAGTTGCCAATGCCAGCCTGCAGACGCTACCTGCAGATGCCCATCGCTTGATCGACATCTTCCAGATCAAGGACGGTGATGCGGTAACGGAAGTAGACCGAGAGACCATTTCGCGCGCGTATCCCTCGTGGATGTCCGATGCGGCTGGAACTCCGGTAAACTTCATGCGGCATGTGCGTAATCCCACCAAGTTCTTCCTGTATCCGAAGCCGTCTACAGGCATTACCCTTGTCGGTGAGTATGCTAGAACGCCTGCTGATTATACGATCAACCAGTCTATTGATCAGCCGCCCACCAGCTTCCTTGGCGCTTTGGTTGATGGGGTTTTGTTCCTCGCTTCGTCGGTTGACGATGAGCATGTCAGTTCTGGCCGGGCCAAGCTCTTCTTGGATAGCTTCACACAGCAACTTGGTGTATCGCTTCAGAACCGGGCGCTCAATGACACGAAGCAGGCGGGCCTTTCTGCGGCCCCGCCGGTCGCGCAACTTGGTGAGGTGTATTAATGGCTACTCGCCTATTCACGTCCCTGTTACCGAAGATCATGCCGTCTGTACCGGGCGCGCCGCAGCCGCTCATTCTGCAGTACATCCGCGATGTGGCCATCCGCACCTGCGAAACTTCCCTTGCATGGCGCTATGTGCAGCCGCCGTTCGATATTCTGCCGGGCTCATATATCAATCTGTTTGATAAGCCACCTGAGACAGATGTGCATGTAGTGTTTCGTGCAACCTGTAATGGTCGCTTGCTGCAGCGCGTTGTCTTGGAAGACGCCATTGAAATGTTCCCTGAGTGGGCGCAACAGTTCAACGGGGTGAGTACCGCCGATCTCTGGTCGCTTACGCCTATGGATGGCTTCAACGACGATCAGTACAACGATGCCCTGTTCAACGGCGGTACGACTGTTACGATCCCCTCTGATGCTAGTGAGGGCGGCGGTGAGCCGCGTGTTCTTACCCAGCTTACTCCAGACAAATATGTTGTGTTGCCTATGCCGGGCACCGATAGTATTTATACGATCCGGATGTTCTACGCCCTGAAACCAACGCGTACCGCCACTGGTATGGATGAAGTCGTGATGGGCGATCTTGAAGATGCGCTTGTTCATGGTGCGCTGCAGCAGCTTCTGGTCATGCCAAAAGTCGTGTGGAACGATAACACACTGGCATCCTATCATGCGCGGCAGTACCTTTTCCGTATGACAGAGCGGCGGGCCCGCGCCAATCTAGGTAACGCTCGTGCTAGCATGACTGCCCGCAGCAATGGGTTTGCATAACGAATGGTCGCTATCAAGATCACTAAGTTTATCGGTACGGCACCCCGTAATAGCCCTGAGCTTTTAGCGGATACAGCCGCGCAGGTTGCCCGTAATGGTAAGCTGTATTCTGGTGATCTGATCCCGTATCCTGAGCCTGTATCTGTAGCGGACAGTAACCGTAGCGGAACAGTTCGCACCATCTATGGTCTGCGTGAGAGCACGGCTGGTACCGGTTCACCGATCAAGTGGTTGTCGTTTACTTCGCTTGTGTCGATTGCCACGCCGTCCACTGACGAACTTGAAGAACGGCGGTTCTATTACACGGGTGACGGCGTACCCAAGGTCAGCAACTACTCTCTGGCTACTACGGGTAGCGCATCCGGCCCTTACCCCGTTGATTACTATGATCTCGGGCTTCCCCTTCCGACGACTAGGCCGACTATTTCGGTCGTGTCGTTTACGCCAGCTACGGTTGTCAGCTACGCCCGTGACAACGCTAATCAGGTCACGCTAACGACGGTTGCGCCGCATAATCTGAAGACTGGCGCTGTTGCCTCGATCAGCGGTTTTTCTAACCGCGACGGTACGTATTCGCGTACGGGCACACAGATTACAGTCACGATCTCGAACCACGGCCTCACAACTGGTGCCACTGTTTTTCTGGAATTCACTTCCGGCGGGGCAACAACAAATAACTATACCGTAAATGTAACTGGACCGAATACGTTTACGTGTACCGATACTGCCTCCGGTGCTATCGCTAGTACCAGCAAAGTAAAGTGGGATATCCGCGACCTCAACACGATTGCGTCTGTTTCGGTTATCAACAGCACGACGATCTCTTATTTTGCTTTTGGTCCCGAGATTGCCACAACGACAGTAATTCGCGCTGGCACTTACACACAGGTGGCCAGTGCTACGGCAACAATTACGCTTAGCGCCCATGGCCTTGCATCCGGTGAGCTTGTCTATCTGAACTTCACATCCGGTACCGCCACGTCTGGTACCTACGATGTTACGGTTGTAAACGCGAATACCTTCACGGTCATTCTGCCTGTATCTGCTACGACCAGCGGTAGCGTCAATGTTTATCTCGTTGTCGGCACCGTCGATCTCGGTGATCAGGTGCAAGGGCGCTCGTATCTTTATACGTGGTACACCCCGTGGCGCGAGGAGAGCATTGGCTCTGAGCCGACCGATCCCGTGTACATGCGCGAAGGCCAGACCGCGATAATCACTGGCCTGCCGACTGCCGCTCCTGCCGGTAAAAACAATATTCGCGGCGTCAAACTATATCGTTCTCTGAGTTCCACGGCTGGCAGTGGGTTCTTCTTGCTCAAGACACTGTGGTTCCCCGCTGCTATGTCGCAGATTAGCCGTACGAGCAACACTGTCCGTGTCACTATGGCTGACTACCACAATTTGATTGTGGGTGATCGGCTCAAGGTTGTGTGCAACACTATTCCGAGCCTTAGTCTTACCGGTGCTATTGTTACGCGGATCGTCAGTGGCAAGGCATTTGAGTACACATTAGCTGGCGGTACCGTCACTACGACAACCGTAACTGGGCTTGTCTATTATGATGTCGCTGAACGCAAAACGGATGCTGCTCGTTACTGGGGTGACGGTGGTGTTTATACTTTTACTGATGACTTCAGCTATCTCAGTCTAACCAGTCTGCTGTCTTCGACTGAGTATGAGGCACCGCCCGAAGGAATGCAGGGCATTATCGCTTTGCATAACCAGATGATGGCTGGCTTTGTTGGTAACGATCTATACTTCTGTGAGCCGGGTCAGTACCATGCATGGCCCAGCCAGTACCGTATTTCGTTTGAGTACGACATCGTGGCTCTTGCTGCTATTGGCGGTATTCTATTGGTACTGACTAGGGGTTACCCATACATCGTTGAGGGTAACTATCCGGCCACTATGGTCGCGCAGAAACTTGCTGTAATGTATCCGTGTGTGAGTGCGGCATCCGTTGTCGCTACGGGTTTCGGTGTTGTATGGGCTACGCATGACGGCCTCGCCGTATATGGTGGCGGCGGTGCTCAGCTTCTGACCAGAGTTGTCCATTATAGCGATACATGGAACGCGGACGTAAACCCTGAGGAAATCGTTGGGGCGGTCTATAAAGAAAACTACATCGGATCGACCGCTACTGCGGCCCTTACACTAGAGGCCGTCGAAGGCGAAGGCGGCACTGGCCTGTCTTTCGTTGACCTTGATTTTCAGTACAGTGCTTCGTGGTACGACAACGAGACCAACTCGCTCTACACGGCGGTCGGCACCAGCGGCGATATCTACCAGTGGGATAACCCCACCCCGCAGAACATGACCATGCGCTGGAAGTCGAAGGTGTTCATAACTGATGCCCCGATGAACCTTGGCGCTGCGCGTGTCGTTGCCGACTACAGCCCCGGCGGTATAGATAGTCCGATCTGGGAAACCATAAACGATAATTGGAATACGTACGACCTTCAGTGGGACGGCGGCTTGCCGATCATATTTAACCTGTATATCAACAAGCAGCTTATCTTTACGACAGTCCGTACTGACAGCGGCATCTTCCGGCTACCAACTGGATATAAGAGCGATACATTTGAAGTTGAAATTTACAGTCCAGTACGTGTCCGGGCTATTCACATTGCTGAAACCCCCATTGGATTGGCGGCTGTATAATGGCTAGGTTCTCCGGTATCCCGTCTGTCTCTTTAGAGAGCACCGAGCCGCAACTGGCACGTATCCTGTATGCGCTCAAGGAAAATGTCGAGCTTCTGACCAACCAGCGGGGTGAGCCCGACCGGGCCAGCGTAGCTTTGCTTTCCGGAGGCATTACGACCGCACAGGCATCGAATACTTTCAATGGTTTAACTGCTAAGGCAGTTGGCGCAAAGGTTAGCGGTGTAGCCGTCCCACTTTTGTCAGACTACGTAAAGGCGTTGCAAGATATCCAGACACTGGCGTATGATGTCGCCGTGCTGCGAGATACAGTTAACACCCTCATAGCCCAGTTGAGGACCAGCTAATGAACCAATATGTACCTCCTGCGTTGACCAGCCTGCTCAACATGACCACGGTCATGACCCCGCCTGA